TATACAATCTTATAGTAGTTATTAGGTTAAGAATATATTAGGTATGAAATTAAGATTATAGATTGTTTGACATAATATCTACTCTTTCCGCATTGTGAAATATAAATATATATGGGGTTAGGTTAAGATTACTTATACATTATCCTCTGTATAGCTCTATTTACACTTAGGTTCGGGATTGGGTAGGTTAAAACTATCGTTACAGTATGACTGATAGACGGATACTAAGAGATGGGTATGAGACTAGTAGGTGCGAGACCCCCAACTGACTCCTCCCCAAAAAAAATATGGTATATTTGGTTTTATGGAGGATATAGAGATGAAGATTAATAAGAATATACCGATACCTGATAACAAGGTAAGAAGAAGTTACCCATATAAAGATATGGAGATAGGTGATAGTTTTTATATAGATGGTTTAGGATTATCTGTAGTATGTAATAACAACTATAGATATGGAAAGAAGTTAGGGATGAGATTTATAGCAAGAAGTGAGAATGAGGGGGTGAGGGTATGGAGAACGGAATAAGGGGTAGGATTAATTTTGTACAGGAGGTAGCGGATAATGATGCGAAGGCACAGTATATGGACCGGTGTACGAAGATGAATTGGAATCAGTTGTTTGCTGAACTGATACGGGTACATCAGGAGAGTGCGAGGTTATTACAGGCCGCGTATGATGAGTTGGATAGAGTGAATGAGCTTTTGAATAGGGATAGTGATGGAGAGGGGTTTGATAGCGAGACAAGCCACTGAGGAGGATTATTTGGCATTGCATGATAACCGTTTGGAATTGAAGATGGATATGCAGAAGGTGCTGGGATGTTTTAGTGCAAAAGAGAAGCATCAGCTTGTTGATGAATGGAAACGAAAGTATAGTAAGCGTAAGGTAGAGGAGTTAATACGCTTTGCGAAGAACAAGAAGGTATGTTATGCCATTGCACATTGGGATTTAGATAACTTTAAAAGCACAAGAAAATGAATTTCAATTTAAATAACTTCTATCGGTTCTGTGACCAGTTGTCGGTAGAAACAAAAGAAGATGGTTTAAAGAAACTAACGAAGCGTTTAGGGACTCAGACGTACGTAATGGATGAGATTGCTAAAGGTCTGGCGGATGATGTTCACTTCTTTGTTATCCTTAAAGGCAGACAACAGGGTATAACGACTATAAGTCTAGCCCTAGACTTGTATTGGCACTTCATTCATCCGGGCTTACAAGGTACTTTAGTGACCGATACGGAAGAGAATAAAGATATGTTCCGTGGTACTTTGACAAACTATATGGAAGGATTACCACAAGCGTATCGGATTCCAATGGTNGCCCATAACCGAAATGGNTTATCTCTNAAGAANAGAAGCCGTCTNTTTTATCAGGTGGCAGGACTTAGAGCNAANGGTTCNNTNGGNNGNGGNAAGGGTATNACTTATCTGCATGGTACTGAGACATCNTCATGGGGAGATGAAGAAGGATTAGCGTCTTTGTTGGCTTCTTTAGCAGAGAACAACCCAAAGCGTCTATTTGTCTTTGAATCGACTGCTAGAGGCTTTAATATGTTCCATGATATGTATGTCACTGCCAAACGTGCAAGGACACAGAGAGCTATCTTTTGTGGCTGGTGGAGGAATGAGTTTTACTCTGCAGACCCAACAAGTAATGTATATAAGACGTATTGGGATGGAAAGTTAACCGTTGAAGAAAAAGAGTGGACCAGAGACATTAAGAAACTTTACAACGTAGAAATCAATTCCCGTCAGATGGCTTGGTGGCGATGGAAACTCTACGAAGGAATTAAAGATGATGCCCTCATGTATCAGGAGTTTCCTCCAACCGAGGACTATGCTTTTATTATGACCGGTAGTAGTTTCTTTAGTAATGCACGGTGTACAGACGCAATCAAGATGGCAAAGAAGGTTCATCCTCAACACTTTAGATATTCCTTCGGCGCTAACTTTCAAGACACACAAGTCATTAAATCTACAGACAGACTCTCAACCCTTAAGGTGTGGGAGGAACCAATTGACACAGCTTTCTATGTGATTGGTGCAGACCCAGCCTACGGTAGCTCAGACTGGGCAGATAGATTCTGTATCCAAGTCTTTCGGTGTTATGCAGACGGTATGGACCAAGTAGCGGAGTTTGCAACATCAGAACTCAACACGTATCAATTCGCTTGGGTGATTGCCCACCTAGCAGGAGCTTACAAGAACAGTACCCTCAACCTTGAAATCAATGGTCCGGGTCAAGCAGTTATCAATGAGATGCGTAATCTCAAACGTCAAGCGGCAGCCATGAAAACAGCGATGGGTAAAGATTTGATGGATGTGTATGCGTCTATGTCCAACTATATCTGGAGACGTAATGACACTCTTGGTGGACCAAGTAACAGTATTGGTTGGTTAACTACCAGTGCAACAAAAGAGAGGATGCTCACCTACTTTAAAGACTTCTTTGAAAGAAACATGATGCAAACTCTTAGTCTGGATTTAATTGAAGAGATGAAAACCATTGTTCGGGATGGGGGTAGTATTGAGGCAAGTGGACGTAACAAAGATGACAGAGTCATAGCGGCAGCGTTGGCAGCAGCGGCATTTGCTGAACAAGTACAACCACGACTCATTCAACAAGGGATTACACGGTCTATCTCTCAGAAACAAGAAGAGTACACACCAGAACAAATTGCAGTAGGTCGTAACGTATCCGACTATCTCAAACGCATTGGAGTGTATTCCTAATGGATGCCATCATTCCACAAAGACAATTACTGATTGAAATAAAACGGTTTGTGAAAGACAAAGCAAGAGGTATTTCAGTGGAAAACTTTGCTGACATAGCCGGCATGAGTGCTAAACATTTTAGAGATGTGTTTATTGAAGAACTCCATCCAATGACATACAACGTCCAAGTACGAGTTTCAAGGGCGTACCGTTCTTATCAACGTGGTGAAATTGTTGTCATGCAAAACCGAGACAATACACGGTTTGCTCAATACCGCAAAGAAGCCAAACCGCACTATGTCCGTAGCACCGGTTTACAGGTTGTAGATGGTCAGATTAAAATTAAAATAGGTATTCGTAACGCAGCAGACTATTCGCAAGAGAATTTAGATGAACAGCTAGGGGGAAACAATGGCTAAAGTATTACACGATTACAAATGCAGTGAACATGGTTACTTTGAGGGGTATAAACCGATTTGTCCAATGAAGCAATGTGCCGGTGAAGTATTGGTCGTTTTCTTACAAGCACCGGGTTTGGTGAGTGATAAGACAAAAAAGAACGATAAAACCTTGAAACAATTGGCAATAGACTTTAAGATGTCAGATATTAAGTCAACCCGTGAAGGTGAACATCAAGCCGGCTATTTGGCGAAGTATGGTCCAAAAGAAGATAAAGTCGAGCGAATGCCCGATGTTCCACGTGAAGCAAGACCGGGTGACAGTGCAGTATGGGGTGGGGGATTCCAAAACCTCAATATGGCGAGTATATTATCAGGAAGAGCAGTACAATCTGTAAAAGGAGAGGCGGTTGGTTTAACTCCATCACAAGCCGGTATTAATAAAGGACCTGTGATAGACCCTAAAGCAACCATGCGAGACCATGAAAATTTGAAGATTAAAACATGATAATTCCACCAAACCCAGATGACCGGGAGTTTTTCTACAAAGACCTGATACGCAAGTGTCAAGTCTCAAGTGATGAACGTAGAACCGACTACTCAAACTTGCGCTCCTATTATCTGTTTGGTAACTCAGAGGAAGAATCTCCTGCCGTCTTTAACAAGATTCATCCACACATTGACCAGCTTACTTCTTTCCTTTACTCATCCGAAACGACACGGTTTAGTATTAATCTTGGTGCTTCTGTTGATGACCGAGAACAATTCAAAGTACCAAAGCTCACACAAGCATTAAATGATGAGTGGTTAAATTCCAACGCTGACCAAGTGTTTTCTACCGCCCTCACATGGGCATTGGTCTACAACACTACCTTTATTAAGCTCATCTACAACAAAGGGATTCAACCCTTTATGATTGAGCCAAGCAGTATCGGGGTTTTGCGAGAAGATGTCCCGTACACTTCCAGACAAGAAGCNTTGGTCCATACCTACTACATCACTAAGTCAGAGCTGTATGCCAGACTGTACGACCATCCAAAAAGAGAACAGATAGTCAACAGAGTCAACGCATCCTATGCACAACAAATTCACAATGAAGTACCGGATGGACTCAGCGTTATTCTTTCTCAATCTCAAGTCAACATGGTTGGTAACGTCAACATGAACCTAGGTCAGTACAACAAGTACAAGGCTAAAGTTGCTGAAGATACCATTGAGATGAAAGAGTTGTGGCTCTGGAATGATGAAACCTGTGATTATCAAGTCGTCACTTGTGCCAATCCAGATGTTATTATTTACGATAGACCCGGTGAAAAAGTATTCCTCAAGGGTGAGTTACCTTTTGTACAAATATGTCCTAATCCTCAGTATGATTATTACTGGGGACAGAGTGAAGTACAACGCATGATATTGTTGCAAGAAGCACGTAATAAACGCTTTAGTGAGATAACACAACTCCTTGCCAAACAAGTGAATCCTCCAATGATGATTAGTGGCTTCTCCGGCATCATGGATGAAAAGAACTTTGCTCTTAATCGTGCTGGTTCTTTCTTATCAAGTGATATGCCTAACGCTAAAGTCGATAAATTAGCACCACAAATGCCGGCAGACTTGTTTAGTGAGTTAGATAGAATTGATGCAATGTTTGAAGAAGTATCTGGAATTACAAACGTCTTAGCAGGTAAGGGCGAGTCCGGTGTACGTAGTACAGGTCATGCCTCACAACTTGCAAGACTTGGTAGCTCAAGAGCAAAAAAACGTGCTTTAATTGTTGAAGATAGTTTGGAAAAAGTAGCAACTCTTTATTTAAAATTGATGGCGGTGTATGACAATACGCACTTTAAAACAGAGAACGACAAGCAGAATATGCCGTTTATTGCTGAACAATTTACAAGAGATTATGCGGTAAAAGTAGATGCACATAGTAATTCCCCCATCTTTATGGAAGATATGCGGAATTTGGCATTTAGTTTATACAAGGCACAAGCAATTGATAAAGAATCTTTGCTTGACTTACTAGAGCCACCAATGAAACAATTACTCAAAGAACGCTTGAAAACTTTGGAAGAAAAACAACAGAGTGCTAAAGAAAGTAAGCAACCTGCTCCTAAAGAAAAAAGTAAACCGGAATTGAAGGTAATGTAAATGGCAACTAAAGGAAACGTACAACCAAGAGCAGACCAACCGAGAGTATCGGCAGGGAGTCTTGATAAAAATATGGGTCCGAATTTACAATACAAAAATACAAGTATTAGAACATCTGGACGTCCGATGGGTGGGCGCCCTGCAAGAGAATATGGTCGGGGGTAGTACAAGTTTCCCGTGAGAAGGAAAGGGCTGTGGCTTCCTTGCCCTAAATAGGTCGCTGCCTCTAAAAGGAGATGAAGATGCGTAAAGCTCGTAAAGGTCGTAAGTCACGTAAGTAATTCCTTTGGAATTGCTGGTGCTTATCAGTAAACCTCCCATGGGGGAGGGAATAGAAATATATCCCCCACTTGACAAACTGATAGAAAGGTTTAATCT